CTGTATTGATGAACTGTAGAAGTTCTTGGTAATTCTGAGATACAAAGAGTTGTTGATGTATGTTTAGAGCAGCACCAACCACTGGTTTGATACTTGCTAAGATTGCAATGAGTAGTTCAAGGTTCATAATATTGATTCTCCTGAGTTGTTTTCTCTTGCGCCTCGATCGCTTCAATCTCTTCGATGACTAAATCAGTTAAGAGTATCGGGCGTGTCATTTCGGTGTGATACTTCAGCGCCTTCTTGCATCTCTTGATCAGCTCGGATTGCTCGGCAACCTTGGCTAGAAGGAGTTTATTAGCCATACGTTCTGCATCGTAAAGCCCCCATATACTATCTATTGTTTGTTTATCTTTACTAGCTGGTGTTGCCTTAGGCGCTGGCGGCTGCGGGGCGGTGTAGTACTGCGCATATACTTCGTCGAGCAGTTTGGACATAGCTTCTACTATTGGCTTAGCTTGCGTCCAGATAACATCAGAAGCAAACTGGCCGAAATCTCTAGCCTCCGTTAGTAATGCAATGTGGTCTGGAATATTTGCTATCGGCTCCTGCGCTTCCTGTTTAGCTGGTGGCGGCGAGGCGGCATAGAGCGGCTGCAATTTAGAAACATCGGAACAATCACTGACCCTATCTGCAAGGTGAAGCCCTCCATTTCTCGTGTCCAACCAAGCTACAGGCTCCTGCGCTTGCAGGACTTCGGCCACTGCTTTGTCCGTCGCAGCCTGTTCCGCTTCACTGACAGGACGCTGATTCCGGCCCCATTCCGCAAGTTGCTCCGGCGTCATTTCGTTGGGGCAGAACTCCAGCATGAGTTCGTCAATCTTGGCTTGCAAAGGGGCTGATACTTCGGCCTCGATTGCACGGGCGAAGTCGACAGACCACAGTGACGAGTAGTGATACTTACGTCCGACTTCCAGAATTTGTTTGTCAGTCAGCATTGCGTTCTCCTCCATCAACTTCGTTAGTTTTTCAAGTGCAACTTGCCTATTCCGATGTTGGCTGCGCTCACTTATGCTTTCTACAGACAAGCCAGTTGGAAGATGAATCACTCGAATGCCATTGTTGGAAACGAGCGCAAAACCTCCAAGCTGCGTGAATAACACTTCCACCTTAATGTCTTGAGAGCGAAGGCTCATTTGCACTCTCCTTCCGTCTTTTCAATCATCGTGAGGTCGGAGTCGAGGACTTTGCACCATACTTTTCCAGGCTCTCCGACTTTCTCGAACTGGTGCCAGTAGCCATTCCCGCTCCATTGGTACCCAAGGTAAACAAGGCGCTCTTTCTGGCCCTTCCAGTTGTACTTTCCACCAACCTTCATTTGCGTTCTCCTTGTGCTGCTTCCAGCGCTATCCGTTCGATCAGTTCTTTGTTCATTTAGATTTCCTTTCATTTCTTTCCTGTATGTTATGTTATTAAATAACTACAACACAGACTTCTAAGTTACAACTCACATCTACTTAGAAGTCTGTAGTTTAGTTATTCAGATTCTTGATTCTCAGACCAGAAGCTTCTTCACATTCGTGTAACTCTGAGTCTTGTCTCTGCTCTGGCGAACATTCGTAACAACTGTAACTTCCATACCATTTGATGCAGCAATGATACCAGAAATCGAACTTTCACTAGTTTCAATTGCGAGAGGTTTGAGCAAAGCTTTCAATGCACCTTGTCCGAATTCATTATCAAGCATGAACAGAACAGAACCTTGAGCACCAGCAGCCAGCGGAGTATCAGTTGGGTTGGCAAGTTCCAGAGTTTCAATTGCAACCATAGCAAGTTCGATACTAGGGTGACTATTAACAACCTTCTGTTCCCACTTGATCGTAACCTTATGTGAACCAGCAGGATACGTACCAAACTCAGGCATATCAGCAAGATCATCCAGTTGGGAGTCAAGGATGGAGTTGATATCGAAGTTGGCTTGATTGGCTTGATTGGTTTCCATGATGTAATTACCTTTAGATTTAAGTTGAGATACTTGGATTGAGTAGTTAGAGTTAAACTTACTGCTTGCTCAGGCAGAACACAGAGAGTACAATAAGTTCCAGATCGTGTCAAGTCCGAAATAGTTTGTAACTTAGATTGGCGTCTTACCTGCCTGTTCTTTCTGAAGCTGCTTATCTACGAGGGTTGCGTATCCTGCAATATCATGCCATGAATCGGCATAGTTAGGATCACCATTCAGAATACGACCAATCTTATGTGCAACCATCTCAAGAGCTTCTTTCTGATCAGACTTGAGTTTGCGCCAGTTAGGTGAGTTACGCATATCATCTTTAAGAGTCTGAGTGATATGTGCATGAGTAAGGAAGTCACCGTAACGAGACTGACGCTCTGATAGCGTGTTATCAATTTGAGTCATGATCTATTTAACTCCTGATACCTGCTTAAGTTTAAGAAGTTGGAGAGCTGATACAGCTTTCTCACCGTTAGAGAGATTCACCGCATTCACTACACTATGCGCCCCAGAGTCTGTAACTTGCGAGTCATTCGGCGCGGTGGAAACTTCAATAGCTTTAAAGATACTCAGTAATGTGAGTTCAGGTGAATCCTCCAATCTTACATCAGTTCTCGATCCAGCAAGAATGTTATTTGAGAATGTAGTTGCTGATGATGCAATGTGCTTGCGATTCTTTACTTCACAATATACAACATGGTCGAAATACTTTGCAGTATTACGTGAGGATTTAGATGATCCACAAACTGGAACAATCTTCTTCCTACCATCCTCTAGTTCAACTTCTTCTTCGTGAGAGATACAAACAATATTATACTTAGCTGCTTGTACCTGAGAAAGAAACTTCTCAACTAGAGTTTTGAGATTACCCCAATCAGAGAACTCCATCTTGTAATCATCAGGTTGGTTCTTTGTGATGTTAGCGATACAAGAGTTAGAGAACTGAGTGAGTGAATCTACAACAACTATTGTATTCGGTGAGAGTTTATTTAGTTCAACTCTCACCATAGGTGCTGAGTCTTTCTTACAGAGTTGACAAGATACTTTACCGTGAGCTTCGCAGATATCTACAGGTAATCCTACAATTACCTTAAGCATAGTTTCAACTGCGATTGGGAAAGTACGAGAATCAGGAATAGATATGAGTTCGATTCTCTCTTGGTAAGCTGTAGGAAGTTTCAAGAGAGTTGCATATCCATTCTCAAGATCGAACCAGAGAAGATCGAATACAGCAGAGAGAGTAGATACAAGCTGAGTCTTACCACATTTAGGTGGGCCATACACGATGACACGCTGAGTTACTGATGGTGCTTTATGAGTTAGTTTCATCTGAGTCCTGACTTTCTATACGTTACATTATCTTAGAGAGTTGTGAATTGATTAGATCATTCAATGTGATTTCAATCTGATACTCTTCAACCTTACGATCAGCTTCTTCTGGTTCTGGATCAACTAGAGCTTCAGTGCTGAGAGTACAGAGTCCTAGGTAGTTACATTCCCTAAAGAATCTGAGGCAACTCTCACCTCGCATAGGGTATATGCCTGACTCTTCATACATCTTGATGACTTCAATATCAAGCAAGAGTTCTTTGATCCACAGTGCACGCTGAAGATATGATTTCTCAAATGGCATCTGTTCATATTCCATACCTTTAGTTTTATATGCTAGGTATAGAACTTCATAAGATGATAGATCAGGAAACAGATGATCTAGAACCACGCTGTAACCAATTGCTTGTGCTGAGTTCTTGTATGTTGCCGGGTTTAGATTGGTTGCTGAAGTTGTCTTAACTTCCAGAACCATAACGCGCCCATCCTTCTTATTCTTTAGTACCGCATCTACAAATCCACGATACTTGAATCCATCCGGGAATGTAATTCTGAATGATAGTTCGATTGCAGGAATGGAATCAACATAACAGAGTTCCCAATCTGCAAGATAACCAGAAGAACGCATGGATGCGAACTTCTCTACTGCAAACATCGCATAGTAGAATGATTTAACTTGCTTGAGATTCTCTGCAAATAGATCAGGTTCCCACTTACAGAACTGATCGAAATAGATTTGATCTAGAGTCATGCCTAGAAGGATCTGTTGGATACCTTCACCAACAAGATGACCATAGGCGAAAGTTACAGAGGATTCATAATCTACTTCCGGCCGCTCAACCTGTAACTTCTCAAGTTGAAACAGGCGAGGACAGGAATGTAGAGTTAAGAGTCCACTGTAACTTAGATTTTGAAGTCGATAGTCCATAACTCTAGAATCCCAATAGAGCAGCAGGAATCCAGAAGATCAAAGCTGTGATGAATATACAGGCAGCGATCGGCCCAAGTACTTTGTCACAGAATGTTTCGAATAGTTTAGTCATGATGTGTGAGTTCCTGATAGATTTGAGATATGTGATTACCTGTGTGTTTAGCTAACTCCTGCATTTCATAGTTCAGAAGATAGCGAGGCACATGAATGATTGGATATGTGGAAGGTGAGATTGGAGAGAGCCAAGTAATTAGTTCTTGGAACCCTTCAAAGTAATTGAGATACAGTGAGTTGTATGACTTAGTATATAGAACAAGTAAAGAGGTTAGAGGAAATGGAGTAGATTCCAATTCTCTTAACCTCTTGAGTTCAATCAATCTCTCTAAGTGCGATACTTCGGTGTTCACAGATCACCTACCCCAATACTCTTGACTGATTTAGTTTTGGTTTTTGAGATTGAAGTTGCGATAGTGGTGAGTGTCTGACGTTTCAATCCATCTACGATGATACCAATATCTTCTTCGGAGAGAAGAGTAACACAAGTTGGATCAGCTTTGAGTTGAGTATGGATCTTACGTAAGAGTTGAGGCATCATAGGATTAGCTGTAAGTAGCGCATCCTGTAGAGTTAGCACTGATTCGCGCAGTTGTTCAGCTAAATTCATTTAGATTCTCGCTTTCATAATATAGTTGATTAGTTTGAGTCTCATTTTCGTATGGATCTGAATCTTCATCACAGATTGCATCATCAAGACTACTCTGTTCTTGTGTGCATTGCTGACAGATACCTGTGCGTTTTGTATCCTCCCAACCTGCACGAGAAAAGATATGTAGTGGAGAGTACTTGAGTCCACAAGTACAACAGGTTCCATCAGCAGTTATAGCTTGTGAATGCATTTCTGCTTTGATAGTTTCCATACTGATTGGTTTAATACTGAGTATGTATGGATGCTTGATTGATTTAGGTTCCATTCTATAAGTCCCCTATCCCATGAGTGAAGAATACAAG